TGTAGATCTCGGCAGCCGCAAACACGTTCCCGCCGGGGCTGTTGATCCAGACCGTGATGTCGCCGGAGTCCGCCTCTAGCTCCTCCCGGAATGCCTTCGGCGTTACCTCATCGCCCCAGAAGGACTCCTCATCAATGGGCCCTTCCAGGCGGAGGACACGGCCGCCGGCTTCATTTCTGATCCAGTTCCAGAATCTCTTCATCGGATCGTTCTCCCTTCTTTTTTCTTCGGCATACTCTCACTCTGCCGGTTTTCACTGTCTGGCTGGTCTTCCTGCGGCCCTTCCGGGTCTGCGGGTTCTTCCTCCTCGTCCGGTTCACTCTGTGCGGTACCTGCCTGTCCCGCGTCTGCGAACTTTCCGGCGTCCTTTAGCTTCACATATCCGCCGTTTAGGTAGTAATCGTCCCCTCCTTCCTCCGCCGGGATCAGGTCCATGTTTTCCAGGCGGTGGATGTCATTGGGCGAGAGGAAACCGTTGCTGATGCCAGTGGCGTAGCCGTTCATGCGGCTCTGGTAGTCGCCCCGCAGAAGCCCGTCCACGTTGAATTTGGTGAAATACTCGTCCTGCTCCTCCTCCAACAGAAGGTCTTTGCTCACGGCCTGCTCAAAGCGCACCAGCCAAGGCGTCAGGGTGTGTACCACAAAGTCGATGGACTGATGCTCGATATTGGAGTAGGTGGCATGCTGCAGGTCCTGCACCATATGGGGAGGCACACGGAAGATCCGGCAGATTTCCTCCACGCCAAACTGGCGGGTGGATAAAAACTGGCTGTCCTCCGGCGGCAGGGAGATGGGCTTATAAGTCATCCCCTCCTCCAGGACGGCCACCTTGTGGGCGTTATTCGCCCCGCCATAGACCGCGGACCAGTTTTCCCGGATCTTTCCGGGATCCTTTAAAACCCCTGGATGCTCCAGCACACCGCTGGGCTGCGCCCCATTCTTAAAGAAAGAGGCGCCGTATTTCTCCACTGCCAGCGTTGTACCAAGACTATTCTTCATCATGGCAATGGGGGAAAAGCCGACTAACCCATTAAAGCCCAGGCCGGGGATATGGAAGATCTCATCGGAGCGGAAGTAGATATCCTGCCCGTTTTCTCCCGGCACTTCATCCGTGTAGGCATGGTAGATATAATAGAGGTTCCCCGCCTCATCCCGGTCTACCTCCACATTTTCCGGGAGCAGCGGGTATAACCCCAGTACCGTGTTCTTCCCATCCCTGATGATCTGCGCATAGGCGTTGCCCCACAGGAGCAGGTGGGTCATCATGGTCTCCCGGAAGGTAAAGCTGGTCATTTCCGGGTTTGGTTTCCGGTAGAGGATCTTATAAAGCGGATGATCCACCGCCTTTTCTTTCGCATCTCCATTGCCTGTATATCGGTACAGGTGCAGCGGCAGGCCCGCCACGGTCTCCGCCAGAAGCCTGACACAGGCATACACCGTGGAGATCTGCATGGCGGACTTCTCATCCACCCGCTCCCCGGAGCTTGCCGTGCCAAAGAAAAAGGTCTGTCCGGAGTCTCGGACATTATCCGTGATCTCCGGCAGACCTGGCCTTTCTGTCTTTGCGCCTTCCGGCGCGTCCCTGGGCTTTCCGAAGCCCAGCCAACTGAAAAATCCCATCGTTATCAGCCCCTTTGATAATTTAAAAAAAGTTCACTTGATAATTTCACTTTATCTGCATATAATACAAGTAGGAAATCCCTACTTCCCTACTTTAGAAACATGGAGGTGTTAGTAATGTCTAAATCAACAGTTTTAATCAATGACGCAAGAGTCATGTCTAAAGGGCAGGTCACCATTCCAAAGAACATCCGGGAAGCTCTTGGTGTCACCACCGGTGACCGCGTTACTTTTATTTTCGAGAATGGCTCTGTCCGGGTGATCAATTCGGCCGTTTATGCAATGCAGAAATTCCAGGAACAGATGAAAGGGCAGGCGGAAAAAGCCGGGTTCACATCGGAAGAAGATGTGGCCGATTGGATCACGAATACCCGCCGTGAGGAGAACGCCGAATGACCATCATGCTTGATACCAATATCATTATCTCTGCGGCGCTTTTCCCAAACGGCCGGACAGCGGCGGCTTTTTTCAAAGCGCTGCAGCCTCCCTATCAGCCCGTTATCTGCGATTATGTCGTGGACGAACTGCATAGAAAATTCGGGGAAAAATTTCCTCAGAGACTCACAGAGCTGGAGGCCTTTCTTTTCAATGCCCTGTCATTTATCAAGCTTGTACCGACTCCAGAAGAATCCGTGGATGCAGAAAGTAAAATCCGGGATCCGAAAGACCGACCAATCCTCAGAGCAACTTTGGATGCCAACGTTGATTTGTTTCTCACCGGTGATAAGGATTTTCTAGAATCGTCAGTCACAGATCCGCGGATCATATCCGTCCCTGATTTTTTGGCCATGTAAATTTCATGACTTTCATATTTCCACAGCACTTTACAACATTTTCTGCGCAATTCCTGAAGCTCTTGCATATTTAGGTTCGGTACGGTATAGTATAGCTATGAATTGCGGTGGACGTCTTCGGACAACACCTGAGAAGAGCCTGATGCGTCGGGCTCTTTTCTTTTGTCTAATTTTTCCATCATAAAACCAACAGCCCGCGGTCAGGATCATCGTAAATGCTTCCCTGCTGGGCACCTTCATTCCGGATACAACGGTCCAAGGCCATGATCGCAGCCACAATGCCATCGATCTTTTCCGGGCTTTTGGCCTTTGTCGGCTTGATATTTCCGGCCGGGTCGGTGTCCACCACCACATTTCCTGCCATCCATCGCATGACCGGGTGTCCGCCATGGATGATACGGCCCTCCATCAGGAGCTTATAGAATTCCTTAGTCGGCGGAGACATATCCTTAAATCCCTGCCCGAAAGGTACCACGATAAAGCCCATGCCTTCCAGGTTCTGCGTCATCTGCACTGCTCCCCAGCGGTCAAAGGCGATTTCCAGGATGTGATACTTCTCACCCAGCCCCTCGATAAATTTCTCAATGAAACCGTAATGAACTACGTTTCCCTCTGTGGCCATCAGATAGCCCTGTTGGTACCAGACGTCATAGGGAACGGACGCTCGGCGCACACGCAGCGGGATGGTCTCCTCCGGGATCCAGAAAAATGGAAGAAGGATGTATTTTTCATCCTCCGTCCTTGGAGGGAACATCAGTACAAACGCCGTAATGTCTCCAGTGCTGGAAAGATCCAGTCCTCCGTAGCATTCCCGCCCCGTAAGTGCATCCATGTCAATGGGAATATTCCCAAGGTTATAGATGTGTTCCGGGATAAAACGGGTCAGGCTTGACACCCACATATTGAGACGAAGCTGCTTGAACACGTTTTCCTCCGCCGGGTTATCCAGGGCGTCACGGTACATATCCCGGACACGCTCGATCTGGATCGTCTGACCAAGGGACGGGTTCGCTTTATGCCAGTTCTTCTCATCATGCCAGTCCTCATCGTCCTTCAGGCCATAGATCACCGGATAGAAGGTGTGATCGCTTTTCCGTCCCTCCAGGATATCCAGGGCTTTCATATGGAGTTCATAACAGATGCTCTCCCGGTCTGTCCCCGCTGTGGTGATCAGAAAATACAGCGGCTGCTCACGGGCATCGCCGGATCCTTTGGTCAGGACATCGTAAAGTTTCCGGTTTGGCTGGGCATGGACCTCATCCAGCACAAGGCCGGAGACATTCAGCCCGTGCTTCGTTCCTACCTCTGCGGAAAGCACCTGGTAAAATCCAGCGTTTGCGTAATTCACAATCCGCTTTGTAGCTCCCATGATCTTACTGCGCTTCATCAGGGCCGGGGTCATCTGTACCATCTGGTTGGCCACATCAAAAACGATGGACGCCTGCTGACGGTCGGCGGCAGCGCCGTAAACCTCCGCTGATGGCTCTCCATCCGCATACAACAGATAAAGGGCCACCGCTGCTGCCAACTCACTCTTCCCGTTCTTCTTTCCGATTTCGACAAAAGCAGTACGGAACTGACGTTTTCCTCTCGCATCCACGATTCCAAAGAGATCTCGGATGATCTTCTCCTGCCATGGGAGCAGCCAGAAACGTTTCCCAGCCCACTTCCCCTTAGTGTGCCGGAGATTCTCGATAAACACTACGGCACGGTCCGCTTTTACTTTGTCATAATGGGATGTTGGCAGCATGAACCGGGAGGGTTTGTAATCATTCAGTTTCGGATAATCCTTCGGTCTTGTCTCTGCCATTAACTTCCCCCTCCCAAAAGCGCCTCCATCTCGTCCACAGTGCTATTGCTGTTATCCTCGGCAATGATCCGGCTCCGGGAGGATGGGGTCAGGCCAAACTGCTCGGCAAACCGATTCATGATCTTCAGATAGGTCTGCGCAATAGAAACCTGCGGCACCTGCTGCCAGTAACCGGACGGTGTCTTTACGATGGATCCATGCTGAGTGATGAATTCCTCCGCCTCTTTCCACCGGGCATATGCCTGACAGTATCCGGCGAAAGCCGCCATATCCACCTCTGTCAGGATGCCGATCTGCTCCATCTGTTTGGCAAGCCTGCGCCATTCCTTTTTGGCTTCCGGTTCCAGCCACTTCGGGCAGCTTGGCGCCTTCTTCACAGGCTTCGGTTCTTTTGTGTTTAACGGGCGCTTGCCCGGATTGCCCTCTAGCTCCTTGATGGCTGTGGGCGTGGGTTTTCTTCCCCTGGTCGCCATGCGGCATCCCTCCCTTCCTAAAAATCCGCATCAAAAAAGGGCCTCCGAAGAAGCCCCAAAATCACCCGGTATTCTGCCTATCCATGCATTCGGTCGGATACCTGTTTTGCCAGCCGTACCGCTTTCCCAATGCACTCCTGGATCTCCGTAAGATCCCTTATATCCGCAGCCGTTGCCGCACTGGGATCATAGCGGATCCCATGCAGATGGCGTTCCAGTTCCGCCATCATGTACTGTGCGTCATCCGCCTTTTCATATACCTTCTCTTCATATCCTGTCATCTCATATTCCTCGCTTTCCCTGTGGTATTTCCCCTTGGATTGTGTGTATATTACCGTCGGTGCTCGTAAATAGCAAGCGGGTATGATACACAATCTCTCTTAAGAGATATTGGTGAGTTTATACGATAAGGCAAGGGAAAAGCGGCCGGGACTTGCGCCTCCGCACCGCTTCCCATTTCGTTTATTTCATCCGGCTGATCGCCCATTCCAGGGCGTGGCCGCCGTCCGGGAAAGTGCCTTCCGATGTCTCGATAAGGTTCAGGCGGCACTCGCATTCGCAAAGCCCGGTTTCCTCCGGTGTTTCGACAAATTCGTAAATCCCGGCGATGAACCCGCCGTTCCAGTAGCGGTCCGCCATCAGAATGTGATCCCCATACTTGGCGACGATCCCGTCCCCTGCCGTGACCTGCATCTCCAAATTTTCCTGGGTGGTTTCCTTCCTGTACCGGTATTCATTTTTCTTGCTTTCAAATGTTCTCTTCATCCTTATTTCCTCGCTTTCTTTCGGGCTGTTCCCCTTTCGGTATGTGAATATTACCGTCACTACCGGGATATAGCAAGGCCATACGACATCATAATATAAACAAAGATTTGCGCCGGTATTTGTGTATATTACGGAGCCGATAAGACAGGCAGAGGCAAAAGGCCTGCTTCCCAAGCCCCTTGCCTCTGCCGGCCTGTTTCCGCTTACCGGAAAAATCCTGCAGTGTCATCATCCACCCAAAGGTGCATCCCATCCGCTTCGCAGATGAGGTGGTCTTCATGTACCTCGGTGATGATCCCTTCGAAATAGAAGCTCCCGTCAAATTCTGTGCCTTCGTAAATCGTCTTTCTTCCGGTTTCCCAGCTTCTCCAATCCTGCATGTTCTTCTCCTCCTTTGCTTTTGTTGTGTGTATCTTACCGTCAGTGCCGGGATATAGCAAGTTGATCCGGAGCTATAATGTACACAAAGATCAATACCACAAATAGTGTACATTATTCCCACAGACAGGCACAAACAAAGGGCCAGCCCCCAGCCCCTTGCCTCTGCCGGCCTGTATAGTCTTACGCAAACTCGATGGTCAGCATCCCGCTCCCGATGAAAAAGTCGTTCTGAACCATCGGGTCTTCCAGGAAAGTCTCCTTAGCCTCTTTGAGCATCCTCTTAAGCCTTTCCTCACCAACCAGTTCCTTGACTGCCTTCCTTGTGGTTTTCTTCCCGTCCAGATAAAATTTCGTTTTCATGGTATTTTCTCCCTTCGTTTTTGTTACGGACATATTACCGTCAGCGACCAGATATAGCAAGTCGTATTGCGGCCATAATGTACACAAAAATAATCGCCGTAAATTGTGTATATTACAGCCGGGGACAAATGCTGAAGCACAAAAAGAGCCTCCTTTCGGAAGCTCCCGGTGCGGCCTGCTTACCAGTCCTCTTCCTCCTCATCCCAATCATCCATATCTTCGTCAGGATCGTACAGGTCCCACATGTCAGTTGTCGGAAGGGTACGAAGCTCCGGGTGGCTTTCCACGTAGTCGGCAACCGCCCCGGCAAGAAGGTCGATGCGCTTTTCGTAGACTTCTTCGCTGTAGATGCCCCAAATGGATGCCGCCAGGTCGCTGACCTCTTTGTTCCCTTTGTGGATCAGGAAACGGGCTGCCGGGTTGCAGGTCTCTCTGCCGTAGCCGATGCCCACCTGGTCGCCATCGTTGTACCATCGCCCTGACCAGCTCCCCTGCTAAGCTCTCCGCCTTGCCGCTTGCCGGTACCAGTTCCTCAAAAAGCTGATTGATCCGCTCGTGATTCTTTGTCATGTTCCGTTCCTCCGTTTCTGGTTTTCGTTTCTGTTTTCCCTTTCGGTATGTGCATATTACCGTCATGTGTGGGAGATAGCAAGCGGCTAAAGTACACGATTATCTGCCCGAATCATTGGTACATTTATGACTCCGGATTGAAATAACCGAGTTAACTGCGATGGCAACGAGGGCGGCGGCACTACCGCAGTACAGAGGAACAGCCTGCCAGGGTCTGCATACTGGTTTATATTGCAGTCTCCGACAGGCTGCCAGAAGAACTTTCCCGTTCACAGGAATGGATCGGCTCAGTTTACCCGGAAAAGGTATCCCGGAATCTTTTCCCGTTCCTCAGAAAAGAGTTTCTCCAATCCATTGATCTCAACCATCCCTTC